ATCAAAAGTAAAGTAGGGAGCGAGGGGCAATCCCCCCGCTCCCTTGTTCATTACGCGATGGTGCCACCCACATTGTCCATCAGGTGCCACTTGAGGCCGTTCCACTGAAGGAAGGACTCTTCACCAGCGGCATCGTAGGTGATGGAAGCTAGGGCGGTACTGCCGTCGATCTGGATACCGGCATTGGCCAGGGTAAGAACAGTCTTACCTACACCGGCTGCGGTGCCTTCACAAAGAACATGAAGACGCTGACCAAAGCTCTCGCCATCGGCCAGTGCAAGAACCTGACTGACGGCGATGTCATTTGCCGGAATCTTGACGCAGGCGCCGGAACCGAGGAGGACATCAACTGAACCCCCGGATACGGCTACGATATCTTGCTGTTGTAGACTAATCACGGTTTACTCCTTCACATTTAAAGTTACAAAAATCGCCAGGTCTACTTAGACAGGACGCCTTGCTTGCGGCGGTTGTTACAAACGGTGTTGTGAGATACATCAACATCGGTGGAACGGGTCTTGTGCTGGTTGCCGAGGGCATGCGGTGCGCTCTCAACGAAGTGCTCACCCTTCAGAACTACAGAACGGTAAGAGTCATGGTCCAGCATGTAGATCGGGTCGGTGGTATCCGTATCCAACTTGGGAGCCCAGATGAACGGGGTCTTGTTGAAGGAGATGTTGTCGTTGAAGAAATCGAACCCGAGGTTGTCATTCCGCGTTTCCGCGAAGTTGATTAGCCCAAGCTTGGTCTTCAGGTTGCAGTACATCCGGAAGTCCATCAGGCGGGGATTGGTAACAAGGTCAGCCACCATGACCGGCGCCTTGAAGTTAAGCTTCTCCCACGCAGTACGCATTGAATCGAGCAGGGTTTGATCCCAGCCAGTGTAGAAGCCAGCACCGCGGGCAGACCAGTTCCGCCAGCCTTCCTTGCCGGCTGCTTCTGAGTCAATGCCACCACAGTCAGCAAAGCCGGACGGGTTAAGACCGAGGAAGCCCTGTGCGTCAGTAACACCCTTAACAACCCAGTAGGTCAGGCCGTATGGGATGAGTTCATCAGATGAGTTAGCAGGCTTGCCCCAGGCATCTTCTTCAATGATTTCTGTGAGCGCGGTAAGAGCCGCAACACGGCGGGCCTTCATCACGTCAACAATACGCTTGGAGTTGTTCTGCTGCATGTTGGCTTCGCGGGTATCGTATGTCCAGTTGGTGGTTGCATGACGCCAAGGCACCTTACCGAAGGACATGAGCTGCGGAACCTTGTACTCATCCTGATCATAGAGCTTGGTCCGACGAGCGTTATCGCCCTTGCCAAGCATGAGGTCAAACGTGATCTCATCACCGGTTTCTTCAATAACACGGTCCTTCTTGTAGAGCTGGTCAGCGAAGAGGTAACTCTGCTCTTCGAAGACGGTATTAATGGTCTTCTTGCCGATATGCGCCTCACGGGTTGAGTTGATGATATCGTCAAGTTGTTCTACTGTAACACCCATCGTACTTCTCCTTGTTAAGGGTTATTATTTATTGCCACCTTTAATAATGGCTTCAACTTTAGCGTAAACTTCTTTGTCGGTACTGGATTTACCGCCTTTCTCTACGGTGTTAGGTTTGCTGATAATAAGTCCCTGCCTTTCCTTGGCCTTCTCCTTCAGAGTTGCGACTTTTTTCTTGCCGCCAACATCTGGAGCGACCATCTTCAGGGCTTTGGAAAAAGCAACCTCTCTGGAAATTGTCTTACCGCGGTTAGCATTACCGTCGATCAGGTCATTCATGGTCTCATAGAGCTCTGATCTTGCTTTGAGTTCCTTCGACCCTTCCTTGACAAAATCTTCGCTTCCGAAAACCTCATCGTAAGAATCGTCAAGCTTGCCAAGCCTGCCATGGAAGTCTTCAAGTTCGCTATCAACTTTAGCCTCCATTGCACTTGCTTCTTGGTTGCTTGTAAGATCCTTGAGTGCCTTTGCCTGCTCTTTGACCATGTTGACGAGACCTTCGTTGCTTGCGACCATGATCTTCGCCACATCTTCATCGAGCCCACTATCAACCAACTGTTCAACCGTAAGAGTGGGGATTTCAGCGGGGGCTTCTTCTTCAACCTCCGCTTCAACCTCATCGGGCTTAACTTCAGCCCCGGCCTTTACCTTGGCAGCTTCCTCGAGAGTGGACAAAAACATTTCTGCTTTATCTCCAAGGGCTGTCAAATCCTCCTGGTCCATGCCAACCTTCTCAGCACGGGCCACAAGTTCGGGATCAAGTTCATCATCAACCTCATCGGTATCGACTTCCTCTTTCCCTGTTTCATCGGCATCAGAACCAGGTGCAGCGTCCTCTGCATCTTCGTCCTTCTCACCGGGAACATCAACGGGGTTACCCTCATCGTCAATGCCTTTATCAACTACCTCTTCGGTACCGGCTTCCTTCGCCACCTCTTCATCTTGGCGGGCGAACTCTGCTTTTACCGATTCTACAATTGCGCTTCCTTCTGCCATCTTCTCTCTCCTTCTTCTCTTCTAATTAACCTTTGTTGCCTGCGTAATCGCCATAACCTGCGTCATTATCACGCATACCATTCATCTTTAACAATTTGTTGCGGTGGCTCTTTGATCTGATGATTGCCCTGCCGTCAGGTGTGAAGTCGGTCGGGCATCCTTCATCGTGGTACCGCTTGGTGGCTTCTTTCACCTGGGAGGCACCTACCCCAAGACCACTTGAAAGGATCGGCCTGGCGTAAGCACTTGGCCTGGTGTTGCTGCCAAACTCAGTCTGGTAATCGCGTTCAGCCTTCTTCTTGCAAATCTTACACTGGATCCACGGTTTCCGGTCTTCAACCTCAAAGACGGTTTCTTCAGCCGTACCGCAGTGGTCGCACAAATAAGCATACATCGGCATTACTACTCTCCTCTCGGCAATTCAGCCGCTCCATCGTTTTGTGGTGCAGCCCCATTAAGGGCCATCATTAAGTTTTGGTCGTTACCCTTGCTGGTAGTCCCGCTACGGCTGATCCTGGTGTAGGTGCTATCTGTCTTGGATGGAGGAGCACCGATGGGGCCTTGCTGTTGACGTAGACTCTGGTTGGACGGGTCAGTTGGGATGTAAAGGTCTTCGAATTCAATACCGCTTAGATCCGCGATCTTCTTAGAGGTTGCTTCGAAGTTAAGAGCATAACCGGACTCTGCTGCCTGGTCGGCTGTCGGTATTACCCACTTCTCGAGAACCAGGAACATTGCGGCAAGTTGCTCCTCGGGGCTCTGCTCCTTCAGTGAGTAAGGTTCGATGTTGAAGTTGTAATCAAGGAAGTCTCCCTCCCGGTCCTCTGCGGTGTAGCGAACGTAAATCTCTTGGGTAGACCCGGGCACCCGCTTAGTCAACGGCATGTCGATAAACGGATCGTAGAAGAGATACCACGCCTGCTTTCTGATAATCGCTTCGGAGAACTCGACCGTGACCTTGCGCATGTTGTTCACCATGGCGCTTGTGGTGTTGGTGATTATCTGCTCCTGGCCAACGGTGTCAGTCTGAGCACCAAGGCCGGCAAGGTTCTCGAGGTTGCCACTCATGGCGTTGAACTCTTGATTGGTCTTGATTTCCAATGCCTGGAGTTGTGGGTCAATGCTGCCGATGGACCTTTCCTGGACACCGGCATTATTCCTTACACCAACAACTTCACCATCCCCAGCATTCTTGATGGTGTCGGCATCATCCTCGGCGCCATCCTCAAAGGTAACGATGTCCTTCTTACCTTTGGCCTGCTGCCAACTCTTCATGGTGAGGTCGTTAATCATCTTGTGGAGGTTGTAGACCTGCCTTGCCCCGGGGTTGCCAAGTACTTCGTCGGGAACTGTGTTGAAGGCAAGAATGTCGTAAGGGCCACCTTCAGGGCCTTGGTACTTCTGGACCTTAAGCGGTGGACTACCCCAGCCATCGAACATGGTAACGATCAGGCCTTCTTTAGGGAGGTAGATATCCCAGAGCCAGATGTAATCCCGAAGACGCTCATCACGGTTCTCTTTAACACCGCTTGGCCGGTCCTCTGGTTTGTTCTTACCCCACTCACCATTGGCAGGGATATCTTTCTTATTGAATTCAGGGTAGGTCTCTTCGACGTACTCCCGGGTGCAGCTGTACCTATCACCCATGAAGTCGATCAGGTCAAGCTCAGTTGCCGCGGTGTCAATGACGAAGTGGCGAAGGCTAACCGGTTTGGTGAAGGGTTGACCAGGATCGAAGAACTCCCCGTCAATCTCCATATCCTGCTTCGTGTTCTTCCCAAGGCCAGTCTTCGCTACAGACATCCCGAAGAAGCCATCGAGGACACAGCGGTTAAGGTTCTTGCTGAACTTGATCTCATCCAAGAGGTGGTTAAGGGCAAGGCGAAGGTTCTCGGCATCAGGCTTCAACCCCTGGATCTGAGTACCGACAAGGACATTCGGCTTGCTACTGGAAAGAAGGCGCTGGTAAGTGGTGACCATCTGGAAGATCTTGTTGATTACCGTCTTATTCTCATTCTTGATATCGGATGAGTATTCGTTAATCAGCATCTTCCGATCTTCCCGGAGAGTAGCCATATCAGAATAAGACTTGTCGATGGCCCTTTCGAGGAGCAACCTAACTTGTTCGGTAATTTCCGGGACATCTTCCTCAACAACAGGGGCGTCTTCGGCCATTAGTACCACTTCCTTTCACCTTGTTTGGCGTTATCTGCAAGCCTCTTAGCTCTTCTTGCTGCGAGGCCGTTACGGAGATTAGGTTTCGGTCTGTTCTTTACCTTGGACTGCTTGCTGAGACCCATATTACAAATAGCATCAGCAATAACGCGGTCTCCATGTTGGGCGGAATTAGCTGAATTATCCTCATTACCGCGAGTTCTCGAGTGCTCAACGGTGCCTGAAGCATTGTAGATATACTCCTCACATTCGTCTAAAGCCGCCTCGGACCGGTTTATGAAGCGTTCGGCAGCAAGTGATTCCCGGTAATTACTTAAAAGAAGTTGCTTGGCATTCGGGTTACTCCACCACCCAGGTCGGCCTTTGGTCTTCTTCTTGGCCTTGGGGTTACCTTCATCGGCTGAACTGTAGTAGTTGTGCCATCGGTGAGTCTGGAGTAGCTTTTTGCCAAAAATCTGCCCTGGTCCATTCCCTTCCCAACCGATCCAGCAAGCACCGTATGGAGTGGAGAAGGCTTTGAGGAGCAAAATAACAACGTCTGCGAACCCCTCAGGGCTTAGATTACTTGAAGTGAACTCAGCTACCTTTTCCCCGCTACGGTTGTCAGCAATGCTGAATACGCTGTTTGAAGCACCGGTCCCGGCTGAGATGTCGGTACCTCCACAATAAGTAGTCTCTTGCGGCGGGCGCCCCACTGCATCCAGGTTGATCCAAAGTGATAGAGGTCCAAAGCCCTTGTCTAAAATAATAGGAGTGTGGCCGTCCTCGTCTGCTTCAACATCACCTGAAAGTATTGGGGGGCGAGAATCACGCTTTTTCAACAATTGGAGGGTGAGGGAGTCAAAGAACTGACTGCCAGAAGCGAGAAAGTCGCAATCCAATTCCTGAGCCACCGCGATCTTGCTCGCCCGCCGCTCGACTTCTGCGTCATACCATGGGCTACGGATACCGTCTCCCAGATCGACAACAAATTCATATTTTCCAAACTTATACTTCTTATCAAGGATGGTTACCTTGCGATCCTTGACCATGTAGAGCCCCGGGTTCTTCTCCGGGTGCTGTGACCAGTGGATCTTGGTAATCTTGATCTTACCGCTGACCCAAGCCAGGTAGTAGCTGTTACCGGTACCGTTCGGGGTAGATACCCGCAGCTGGCACCTGGTGTTGTCTGCAAGGGACTTGTCAATGGCCAGGCCGTTATCGCAAAAGGCCTCCTCATCCCGAAGCACCGCGGTTGATCGACCAGACCGGCCAGCATTGGGGTTGGAAGACTCCCCGACGATCACTGACCTGGTTTCGGGGTTCGCCATGCGTAAAAGACTGCGGGCCCTGTTCTTAATCCGTAGGAACTGGGGAAGTCTCTCTTCAATGTAGTCAAGCTTGGCAAAAAGGGTGGTAGCATCGTCCTTCAGGTCAACATTGTCCTCTTTCTTGGAGATACAGAGGAAAATGCGCTCCTGCTCAAACCGGTATTGATGGTCAAAGGTTCCCAGGGCCATCCATGAAGCACCAACATCCCGGGACTTAAGCAAAAGACGGTCGTTTCCGTTCTGGATATCGCTGAGAATGTCAAGAATCACATCGTCTTGGAATTCAACATAGGTGATAAAGGGGATGCAGGGTTGCTGACCGTCTGCAACCTTTCGAGGGTCATTGGTCCAAAAGAAGGTATTGAAGTAGAAAAGGATGTCCCGCCGGCAGACCTCTTTGACATAACGAGCAAAACCCGGGTCCTCGATACCCTTCTTCCAGATCCAGTCACGGAACTTCAGATTATTCAGCGGATCCTTGGGGACCATGTGATAACCTAAATCAAGACTCATTAAATGAACCCTCGGGGAACTTTATGCCGGACTTGCTCAACTCTTTAAGCTGCAGTTCAATCTTACAAAGGCTGTAGGCAGAGTCATCCTTAACGTTGGCTGATTTCTCTTCATCGAACTTTTTGGGCATAATGCTGTTATACATCTTCAGCCAGAACTCTCGCTTGGAGACTGAAGAACTACTCGCCCACTTAAACATTGCGTAAGCCTCGGCACTTGGGGCTGTGGGGATGGTATCGCTGTCAAGGATCGTGGCAACCCACCGAATCGCCTCTACCTGACGTTGGGCCGGTGACTTGTCGTTATCCTCGTGGTACTTGACTTCAGCCTCAATCAAAGGAACGAGGATATCCTCAACGCCCTTCTCAGGCTTAGTCTCGGGGTTAGTCTGCTGCTGCCCGATAGTCTGAACAGCAGCAGGACTTTTCCCCTCAAGGAACTTCTTCGCATCATCGAAGCTCCATTGCCCGGGCTTGGGACGGGGCAGGCTATGCTCCTTGGCAAAGTCACGGTATTCACAGAAAGCCTTCCAGCTCCCGTCATCTTGCATCCGCTTCTTATTTACCTCGGAGACTCTAGCCATTAGTTAATCCCTTATGCTACAGTAATCGCGTTGAAATCACAGGAGGCCACAGTTCCCTCATTCACATAAAGAGCAGTACCATCCCCACCATCAAGATGACGAAAGAGGCAACCAGTCTCGTAACCAGAGGCGCCATCGGTCGGAACAACAAGACCAGAATCGTCAAGCAAACCCTTGACAGAAGTTCCAGGCTGACCCTGGCGAGTGTGACGACAAACATTACCTTCTGACATACTGAACTCCTTATGCAAAACTTCCCAACCCGAATTGGATGGGATTACTTAACACCTGTGGTCATATCGTGAATTCTTCGAAGCTTTGCAACCAAAAGAGCATTTTTACGCTCAAGCTTGGCACAGGTATCGACAACACCGTTATTTATCCGCTGGGCTTCGTCGTTGGACTTGGTGAGGGTGGCTATCCAAGACTTTAACTCCAAGTTATCTTCTTCAAGAGTCGACATCGCTTTCATGGTACTCTCAGCTGTCTCAGCAGGGATGGGCCAGCGGTGACAAGTAGCGATCCACTGGCGGCAGGCATTAGTCTGCCAGCCAACCGTATAAAGCGTCTGGCGGCCCACGGGGACCTCTTTAGGCTCCTCATCCCCCGGATACCAGTAGTTAAAGCCTGGCTCTTCGGTGATCCCGTACTTCTCGGCCTTGGTGGGGGCAGCCTTCTCCTCAACCTCTTCAAGGATGGGACGGGGGTAGTAGCAGAGTTGGACGCATCTTCTAACAACACCGTCTGAATCAATGCACTTGTCACCGATATTAGGTCTACGGAAATCGACAATTGGGCCCTGTCTGCCAAGATACATGATCTCGCAGGCCTGAAGCCAGATGGCGCACTCCACTTCCCAGGCAGGGTCAACGCCAAAGAAGATAGCACTTGCGTTTGGACAGGCAGGGCAAACCTTGACGTTGGCCTTACCGCAGTTTGAACAATCCTTGGGGGTACTCATTGGACCACCTGCCAATCGTCGGCTAGGATATCTGTCTGGGAAGCAAGCCAACCAACACAAATGCTGCCGTCATTAGTTATCATATCAAGGTGGCTAAGGAAGGTAGCAACATCGGTATGATCTGTTTGGGCATGATCATAGGCTTCATTGCGAAGATTCTCACGGTCAACCATAGTTCCACGAACAAGGTAAACATACATCCCCTTGCCGTTCCAACCCTTCCGAGCAATCCGTTTACCATCCTTTGCAGCTTCAATAGCATGGCCGAAGGTGAGTCCATCACAAAGGCGGTTAGCGTCTTCGAACTGCTTCTTGGGGCACCAGGAGCGGTAATTATCACGATATTGGACCAAATAACCGTTGCCCTCAGCATCAGCATTGGAAGTATCAATAGGCTTATTAAGAAAATGACCAGCCTCTTCAGCAGTCATCTCACACGCCTCGACAACCTTAACCCCGATATATTTCTTCATATCCATAACCATTCTCTCTCTCCTCAGTATTAGCACACCTAATGTAAAAACCTCTCATGTAATAGCATTAGCATTACTGATGTTAGAAAGCAAACCCTTTTTTTGAAGAAAATAGTATTTTTTAGAAAGACAGCAAGAAAAGAGAAAACGCGTATAAGGGACTGTAAGCCATTTGGAAGGGCGTAGGTACACCAACATACCTAATTAAATAAAGCGTGGTGTGAGGAGGATTTAATCGTTTGCGGATTGAAGGATAAGAAGTGGTGGGGATACAGGAAGAGACTAGGGTAAAAGAAAGGGCAGGAAAGGGGGAGATGACCCTATTTTATTTCGGTATGTAATCTGGGGGGATATGATGGGACTCCTTACGCGCGAGGGGAGGGGGGGCGTGGTTCGGGTTTTCGGGGTAGGGATGGGACCCGTTTTGGTTCGACCTCATCCGGCTGATTCTGGCCACTATCATCGACCGATCACCACATCAGGCAGAGCGATTGAGCCTATTCATGCAGTAATATTGTGGTTGTCGCCAAGGGAACGGTTAGCGCCAGGCTTTGAGCCTATGTATAAAGGAGTTTGAAGTATAGGGGTAAATGTGGAGGGCTTGAGCAGTGATGAAGAATGAAGCTTGACCCCTTGAGAGTAGGCCTCTTATCCCTCCCCTTTCTCCTCCCTCTCAATGTTGCCAGTGGATTGAGTGTCCATGGTCATCCTGTGTTTGTTGTGTGTTGCTGCTCTTTGTTGTGTGTGTGGTTGAGTGTGGGAGGCTTGTCTTGATTGGTAGGTGTGAGTAGCCCTAAGAGCTAAGTGCACAGAGAGAAGAAAGAAATATAGAAAGAAAGAAGAGAGAGTAGGTGGGATGGTGGGCGAGTGAGGGGACAGAGGGAGTTAGCGTGGCCCCTTACTCTGGCTTTAGGGTGTGTGCGTTACCCAGGGAGGTGCAAGATTGCCCGCGGATCTCTCCCGGGTTCGCCTCCTATGACTGGAACTATCACCAACCTGCACAGCTCGCGGCTTGGTTGATGCTGCCCAAGTGACCCTCAGGCCGTTTGATGGGGGGCAGTATGTAGAGCGTGTCAGCTCCAGCCATAGAAGCAACTTACTTGATGGGGCGGGGAATGTCAAGGGGTTGTGTGTTCACAGCATGATCCAGGCGTAGACCTCGCCCATCACATGTGTCGAGGCTGTCATTCTGTTCTCGTTCGGAAAATCTATCATCCTCTGCATTGTGAGCAGTCCAGTATAGCCCATTGCAAGAGCAAAGATACTGGCAAGAATCAGGTAAACCCATTCAAGAGCGGTGGTTTTATTCTTCATCCCTCACCCTCCCCTTAATCACTAAAAACCAAATGCAACACCCAAACACAGACAGCTATAACATACAACTGCCAAGAGAGAGCATGTGCGTATATAATCAAACAGGCAATAAATAGAGTCATCCTTCGCCTCCCTCAAGCTCTTTGATTGCCTGGTCTAAGTGATCCTGATGATTTAGCGGGCATTCTAGGCACCTAATACCAGAGCAAGCACTATCGGCACTAACCGCCTTGCATAATGGCATAACGTCTACCTTCTTCAAGATGTCAACCAACTTCCCTATCATTCTCTTGCTCATTCTCTCCCTCTCTCTACAACGGATTCTTAATCACACCTAATTTTATCCACGACATCGCCAAGCGTTAGCACAATATAACTCTTGCCCGGCTCAGCCCCCCATCCTTCATACCCTTTGCCTACTACGATAAATCTGACGTGCACTATCATTTGACGCCTGTCTTTTGCATACCCGTTTGAAAAGGTGATATGCTTTATGCTGTGCTTCTTTTCAAGTATTCGTTTATTCCAGTATTCGCCTTGAGCGCGGTACTCCTCCTTCTTTTTCCCCTCCAGAATCATGTCAAACCATTTTTTCTTTAGGTTCAGGTGTAGCATTTTTTCCCTTTCTCTACAACGAAGTCCTTCCCAACGTTAAAGGCTTACCCTTCAGTTGAGAACCAAAACAAGGATGATCTCTATTGAGTCCTTGACTACTAACATTTCAGCGGGTTGTTTTAACGTTCTGGCTAACCAGAGAATAGTTCTTTTGCTGATGGCTTCCGAGGCCTTTATCCTGTCAGTAGATTACCGCTCTGTGTCTGCTGCGGTTGAAGCAGTGCCTTTAACCCTGTGCTTGGGTGGATCATTTAGATGATAGACTGGTTGTTTTCCGTGTAGCCAAGACTGATTAAACCACGGATTGTATGAGGTAGGGGCATAGAAAAACCCCGCGCCTGCCAGCTTAACGGGGTTTTCCACTTGATTGATTGTGGAATATTTGAGAGTATGTCGTCTGCTGGCAGGCATTTACATATCAATCGAGAGAGAACATACCAACCCCATCCCCCCATTGTCAATACTATTCCCCACATTACCCAAAGAAAAACTATCATCCTGCCCTCATTAACCATCGACTTTCACACCCTTAAGAAAACTTTATTCGATTTTCTTTTGTGTTTTTCACCTAACTTAAAAGGTTACTACCTATAAGCCTTATGACTATTGACTAAAGAAAGACTGAATAAATATCACTGGCAACCCTTGACAAGGTGTTGCACTTGTTGTATATTCCTTTTCGTCATGGAAATAAGTCCATGAAAAACAAGGGAGTACGGGCAATGAGTACGGCAAAGAAGAGTTACACAGTAATGGTGATCAGCCAAAACACCTGGGGCACTGATGAGGACGGGAAGACCATCCCGCACATCGAAAGAACCTGTGAACATGGGCACCGCTCACTCAAGGCTGCTCATGAGTGCCACGCCACATTGACAAAGCAGGTTGACGGCATGCAAGACGCTAACTGGTTCCGGGGTGAGATACGCAACTCTGACGGCTCTCCATTGTCTGTAATGGATGAGGCAGAACTAGACGACATTGACTACCGCGCCAACAACTAAAACCGGGCACCTATCATTTCCGCCCATTGTGGGCATTCGTTTAACAACTGACTGAGGAGTACTAAAGATGAAGACTACAAAATACAGCAGAGAACAATACATGGACAACAAATGCACCCACCAAGAATATTATATGCAGTTCGATTGTGAAGAACTTAGAAGCACCGTATTAAATCTTCGCAACATTGAGAAGCTTGTCAAAGCTTACGACGAAGACGAACACTTGAACAATATACCCCTTGCCAGGTGGGACAGAATATCAATGGCATTCACTACCCATCTTTGCAGTGTTAATAAGGCCATAGGTGTGGGTTACTCCTGCAGCCTTTCGGATGGTGTTTGCGCTGCCAAAGCTTCAGCAAGGGCCATGATTGAGGAGTATAAAGCAAAGGCCAACCAACCAACCTTTGATATCAAGCGAGACGGCGAGATCGTCGAGGCGGGATTCAATCTTGAAAGCGACGCATTTAGAAGGGTGCACCAGCTATGTCCGCACAGTTTCGATTATGCCGAGAGGTACGAAGGGTACATCATAGAAAGGGCGGTGAAATAATGATTGCCGTCAAGGTCACCACTGAAAGCGGGCACAGCTGGACAACTGATATCAGTGTAACCATTGAAAAGGCCCGCAAGTATTTCCTTAATCGGTCTTTTAATGTTGGGCTGTACCCAGTGGAGAGCATAGAAAAGGTAGTCAAGGTTGAACTTGCCTAACCCCGGCCCCCGCCTCGCTTCCCCTCTTCCCTGGGGGGGTGGCGTATCGGTGGCCGTGGTGGTTGCCTTAATGATGAGGAGTAAGGAAGATGATAGATAAGCACACGCCTGGACCATGGGACTATGCTGCCGGATATGTTTGGATCGACAAACCAGAACCAAACAAGATGATTTGCAAGGTTCACTTAGGAGAAGACCAAGAAGCAAACGGGCGATTAATGGCCAGCGCCCCGGAACTGCTTGGAGCCTTGCAAGAGTTGGCCAGCAATGACGACCTATGCAACTGCGATGAATACGGACACTACGGAGAAGGCCACTGTTTATCATGTCGAGTTTCTATTGTTACTGAAGCAATTGCCAAGGCAACCGGAAAGGATGACCATTGAACACCCCGCGAAAACTTAAAGCAATTAACAACCCGGAGGCGTTTCTATCATTGCTCGATGAGGCGTTGGAGTTGTCCGGGAGGCACCCCAAAGAGACAGCAAATATTTCATGTGCATTCGTGTCCATGGCAGAGGCTCAAGGCTACATTTCAAGAGAGAAGGAGAGGGTATAACATGGCAACAACGGCAGAACGAACAAGAAATAAGCTACAAGGCGAAAAGATTTACCACGAAGCAATGCATAATAAGTTTGTAAAGCGGATCGACCGCCAGGGGCAGGGATCCTTGAGCGATGACGAAGCCTGGACGATGGACAACCACGCCCGACACATTGACAGGATCACGGCACGACTTGACGCAATGAAGAAAAAGGAAGTAGATGAAAGATTTGCTAACCACGCTTGACCTTGACCGGGAAGAGGGCAAGCCTTTTCACTTCGTCGACCGTGGCGGGCATCCTGTGACCATCTATGCACCAACCAGGGAAGAAGCCGAACAAGTACACCTTGCAGCCATGAGGGCGCAGGGAAACGAGATTTAGTAAGGGGCGAATTAATGGCAACGGTAATTACTGACAACAAATCAGAGCGAGGCTTTGAACTATGCAAATGTGCGGTATGCGATGAGGTATCAACCTGCACCCCCTTCAATGATTTTTACCACACCGGGAAGCATGGGGAAGACGGTGACGGTATTTTGTGCGAAAGTTGTTTTCGTGAGTATGCGATGGATATCACTAATAAGTCAAATGAGAAGGACGGGACAGCGTGAGCAATTTCGAGGAGTTAGCAGGACTAAACGAAGAAGCCGAGGCAGAACAAGAAGCAGCCGAGGCCATGCAATGCCGGGAAGCGGTTGCCCAGTACCTTGTTGACTACGCCGAGACAGTGAGCCAGCAGCCCCGCATAAGTTACAGACGCGGGGAATCAATCTTCATTTCCCACTTTTCATCGATCATGGCCCGCGCTCTCCCCGAGGTGGCCAAACGCTTGACCCGTGAATTCTGGGAAGACTACAAAGGAGACGAATAGCCATGATAGTGTTTAACCTGGGCAAGCGGTACATTGCCCACAGCGTCACAGGGAACGGCACAGGCGAGAAGCAAGGGTACTGCCTAAGGGTTATAAGGCACGACCCAGAAAAAGCCCTCCTGACCGCAGAGAAGCCCAGCGGGGTTATACTCCTGGGAAGGATCACAGCCAGGGCAGACGGGAAAGCTCAACACGCTACTTTTATTAGCGGGAATGTGTTTATCAGGGCAGACCGGGAATGGGGAAAATAGCTATATAACCGCTGAACTAGCCCGTGAGCCATACGCCCGATGCTCACGGAATACGCTGAACTAATCGGGCTGAGTGAATTGTTATCTTTTATATTTGATTGGAGGAAATATGCCATGGGAAGTAAAAAGAAACCAAAAAAGCCCAGAGATATTAATTATAAGAGGCCGAATGTCAGCAACAGAACATGTAGTCATTGCGGATCAATCCTATATGTGTTGGATGGCAAACATTGGTGTAGCAGTAGCGTATGCCCAAAAGGACCACCTTTCGGATTATAGTAGTAGCTAGATAACCGCTGACATAGCTGGTGAGTCACCCGCTATGTTTTCTAAAACCTGACTGAACGAATCCAGCTTAAGGATTTGTTAGGTCTAATATTAACTGATTGGAGTACTTGAAATGCTAAAAGGAACAGACAAGCAAAGGCGAGACAAGGCTATAGATGCTTTCGCTGTCGAGATGAAAAGAACCATGGATATAAAGGCAAACGAAGGATATGCAGGGTGGGATAAGCCGTATACACATAACGTTGATCGTCGCTTGGCTAAAAAGGCTCTTGATTTATTACAAGGCGGCACAGCCATGACACCATGGACAACTATAGATATAGCGAATTTTGCCATGATGCTTTGGAATTCTAAAAATAACATCGTTAATCGCCCACCAGATAGACCTTTAACTGACCAAAAAAGAAGAGCCTAACCCTTAAATTAACTGATTGGAGAAAAGATGTCACCATACCAAAACAGAGTTGTTGCAGAAAAGAAAGAGCTTGACGCAAAAATAGACAAACTTGGGGTATTTATAAACAGCGGAAAGATGCAAGGCGTGAGTGGGCAAGAAAGATTATTGCTGAATAGGCAAGCTTCAGACATGGCGAACTACTCAGCAACCCTTGGCAAAAGAATTTCTTTTTTTAGAACAACCTAACCGTATATAGACCGCGACCACGCTATTGAATATTACCGCAACCGTAATTTCTATTTTAATATTAACCTTTGAAAGGAAACACTATGCCAAGAACTAAATCGATACATACCAGAATGGAACGCCTGAATTGCATTTGCAACAAGAAGGAAAAAGAGTTGATTGAACGTCAAGTGCAGCTCTTTGACCACCCAAGCGTTTCGACTTACTTGCGAAGTCTGGCAATGGAAAACATCAGAGCCACCACGCGAGAAGCTAACAAACGCATTAAGGAAAACAAGGAGCGGGAAGAGCTGATGAGATAACGAAGAAAGCCTCCTGTTTTAAGAGGAGGCTTTCAGGGGTTCGCGGGCAACGAACTGAGTTGAGGAAACCCACCTTAGCCAGTACCCCCTAAAAAGTCAATCGGTTTTTTAATGTAGCTGTGAAATGTCGACTTCTTGGTACCACTCTGTAAACAATCCCGATCCCGGCAAATTTTAGAAAGGTTAAGATGAATCACGCTTACCACCGAGTATCAACAGACCAGCAAGGATTATCCGTTGAAGCTCAAGACGAGCGGACCGGGGCATACTGTGAGCGCAAGAAAATGGATGCTCCTATAATCTACATCGACGAAGATGTTAGCGGGAGTAAACCTTTCTCCTCACGACCTGGGGGAAGCCTTTTACTATCATCGATCGGGCCAGGGGATACCATAATTGCAGTCTGTTTAGACCGGACATTTCGTGATATCGTGGACGGCTTAACCATGATCAGAACTTGGGCGAAAAAGGGGATAACTCTGCATATTGTCGATTCAGGCACCGTAGCAGATGTTTCCGACAGCAACGGGTTCACGGCCATTGGTATTCAACTGCTCATAGCGGAGGCTGAACGCATGAAAGCCGGTGAGCGTACCAAAGCAGCCCTACGATCAATGAAAGCCCGTGGTGGACGGGTAACCAGGTTAGACCGAATCCCTTACGGCTTCATGGTGGATACCGACAGTCCCCTTCACGAAAAGTCAAAGCTTCACACCGGCCTGAAGGAATGCCCAGAAGAAAGAGAGGTGATCGAGATTATGAAATGTCTCAGGGCGGAAGGGTTATCTTTGAGGGCAATAGGCCAAGAGTTAAACAACATGAATAAGCCTACCAGGGACGGCGGATCATGGCACCATGACGTAATAAACAAGATCCTAATTCGCGAGTCAGAACAAGTTATTTGAAGAAAAATAAAGTTTGCGCTTGTAAAACCCGACCGCCTGACTATATTAACGAATCTTCACTGGGTACCACGCAGTCTAACTTTTAAGAAAGGGCAAGATGTGAAAGAAAAAGCGACAAGCATGACGGTAAGAAAAGACTTTTTAAAGCAACCTTCATGGACTGATGCAGAGTGCGCCAAGTTCATGCACCTGACCACAGCAACAGTAATCAACAAACGAAGCCGGGGAGAACTTCCACTGGCAGCTGACTTTAGCCCTTTCCGCATCTGTGCAAAGAAGATGCTCAAGATGGCGAAGAAGATGGCAACCTAACGAAGAGTTTAAATGTGCCACGCGATAACAATGACAAGCGTTTAAGCGATGCAATGTGGCATCTTTTAAAACGACTTGTTAGGTAAATATTTTTTATTTATAGGTAAATATGATGACTGACGGGCATAAATTCACGCCACATGACAGCGGGTTCAATAAATGCGAGTTTGGGCCAGAAGATAATAGTCCATGTGAGCGGTGCAGGGGCAAAAATAAACAACTCTATTACCGTGGAGATCCAGCCGGTGAGCATGGTGAGTATTGGTGTGAACAGTGTATCAAGGAGAGGGGAAGGCAATGAAGCAAGAAGTAATAACCCCCGAGTTGAAGTCGTGCACTTGTGGAAATAGGCCAACTTTTGAAATTGTCCCATCCAGAGATTGGAATATGTATAAAGAAAGCTACAGGTTCAGATGTTCCTGTGGTAGATTCACAAACAGAAACGCAGGGAACAGGCATAGGGCGATTTGTAGGTGGAACAACTATATAAATTTAGGTAACCTAACCGTGGAGGTAATAGGACGCACATAGGAAACAATTTTTAACAGGTCGAAGGCTCGCGGGTGCGTTCCTATTTACCGACTTGTTAGGTAAATATTCTGGAGTAAAAATATGACAATGGAATGCAATGAACCAAAAGGAGACGACAGTAGCAATGCTCCTGCCCACTCATTTGATACTGCCCAAGCCATGCAGGTCATGAAAGAAGCAATGGTGAAAGACAGCCCAAGCGAGAAAGGGAGTTATGCCCACTCTTGGCACTGCAATATTGCCATGATGTGTTTTGATGCTATCGGCAAAGAGTTGCCTGATCTGCCGTTTGAAGTTGCCCACAAGATAGGCAACGACGCGGCAACACGGTTTATGAAGTTGTGCTTTGAGGTTGATACTAAACAGTAACCTAACCGCTGAGGTAAAACGTGAACCGCACGAACGTCTTTTGATTCTTGACTGAAAGAATCGTTTTAAGTGATTTGTTATCTTTTTGTTTATCTTTTTGAGAGGGTTAAGTGTGAAGTTCTACACAGTGGTAAAACATAATAGTTTAGACCCAAAGGCAAAGCTTATGGTATCTCATTTCTCTATGCCTAGAGAAGTATCTTTTAACGACGCAGTAAGGGAAAGCGGTATCGATACCAGTGGAGGTATTGTCTTTGAAGGGAAGCATTTGCCTTTGATGCCGGAAGAGTTGGAATTTAAAAGCTAGATAACAGTTTATAGACTGGGCCAGTCATATTACAATATTACAGGCACCGTAAAACGTGTTTCAATATCAACCAAAACCACCACGAACCAGGGCTAATTTTTAATATCAAAAACAATAACCAGCAGTCATGAACTGCGTAGATAAAAGGAGATTTGCGGGCATAACAAATGAACTTGGGTTTTCGTTTTCGTTTTATTTTTAGGAGAAAAGATCGATGAGCGCAGCAGAGAAACACCCAGACAGAAGCACCTACCTTGGCAGTCATGCCTTCTCAACTATTGTGGGAAAGAACCCTTTCGCTTCACCTATGGACCTGTACTGCCAGGCATTGAAGCTGGTTGAGCCAATCGAATCAACTGAGCAAATGAATTGGGGGCTAAGGCTTGAAAACTCCATCCTTGATCACTACTCAGAGCGTCACGACAACATCATCCTGGCCCGTAACCTCTTCAAGTACCACAACAAAATCAAGTTCATCGGCGGCACTGCTGACGGCATAAACCTTAATACCCACATCGGGGTTGACGCCAAGAACATTGCCTTTAATAGAGGTGACTGGGGTGATCCTGGAACCAGTGAAGTACCGCTCTACATCTCTGCCCAGTGTCACCACTTCAACATGCTATTTGATGTTGGTGAATGGCATGTAGCAGTACTTCAGCACGGCCAAAAGTATGAAGAATATATTGTTGAACGTGATCCTGAAATGGATGAGGTTATTATTGATACTCTCGCCAACTTCTGGGAAAACAACATACAGGCCCAGGTTCCCCCAGAAATGGACGGCTCTAAAGGATCTAAGAGCTTCCTCAAGTATAAGTTCCCGCAACATGAAGGTCCGATGCGGAAAGCTACCCAAGAGGAGATCGACCTGCTTGACAGCCTTCATGCCGACATTGAGGAGTTCAAGAACCTTGAATCTATCATCGACCAGACAGAGAACATCCTGAAAGGAAAGATCGGCACCGCTGAGGGTTTATTGTGGGGAAAGAGCAAGGTCACATGGAAGACCCAGAAGGGACGGGAATCGTTCGACAAGAAAGGACTTGAGTTGAGGCGCCCAGACCTTGCCAAAGAGTTCACCACCCGGGGCAATCCAACCCGTGTATTCCGTAAAACATTCAAGGACTAACTTTTAACTTATCTTTAGAAAGGCAATACAATGGCAAACCAAGTAGCAAACAAAGAAGACCTAAAATCCTTATTCAGCTTCTTCAAGGAACGATCAGCGGCAATTGCTGACATCATGCCAAAGCACATGGACGCCAAGCGGGTAGTGGCAGTTGCAATAGCAGCCGTTCAAAAAAACCCTGCACTCCTCAACTGCAATCAGGATTCTATGTGGGCTTGCATCCGTGATGCCTCAGTCCTTGGCCTTGAGGTGAACATGATGGGGTCTTGCTACCTCATCCCATTCAAAAAGGAGTGCACCCTGATCATCGGCTACCAGGGCATGATAGATCTCTGCCGGCGCAGTGGGCACATTGAGAGCATCGAGGCCCATATCATTCATGAGCACGATGAATTCAATGTTGTCTACGGGACCGAAAGTAAGATCACCCACAAGCCGGAGCTCTTCAAGGACCCTGGTAAGCTGATTGCCGTCTACGCTGTAGCTAAACTGAAGGGCGGGCAAGTACAAACAGAAGTGATGACCAAGGTTGAAATCGATAAGATCATGAACCGCAGTAGAAGCGGTGGTGGTGGTCCGTGGAAAACCGACTACGATGAAATGGCACGGAAGACCGTTGTTCGGCGCATCGTCAAGTACCTTCCCAAGTCAACTGAGATGAAGGACGCTGTTTCGTTGGAAGACAGCTACAGCAACGGAGAAAAGCCCTTCATGGCTGCAACCTTCGATGAGTCCCAACTGCAAGAAGCTACTGTAAAGGTTGTTGAGGATAGTGCTGCAACCCTCAAAGGTGCTGCCGGAAAGACCAACCCTCAACGCGGATCACGGGCAAGAACCAACCCGAAGAAGCCTACCGAGTCTAAAGCCCCTGAGAACGTCCAACAACCGGCTCCAACGAACGATGTTCCCACAGAGGCCCCATCGTATGCCCAACTGTTTGAGATCCAAGGAGAGTCCCCTGACTCAGTTCAGAACGCCATTGCCGAATCTGCCGAACAGTTCACCACCGAATGCGGAAACCTCAAGGTCTTCGCTGACATCGACAAGACCGATGAAAGGCAAGTCGGGATCGTGTTGATGCACATTTCGTAAACCTTACTTTAACCCAAATTAACCAGGAGAACCAAGATGGCTATTGAAGTTGACAACGAAAAACTGTGTGACCACTGCGAAGACAGCAACGAACATATACGCAGGGACACTTGCGAAGGTGGTTTTTGCGAAGAGGCAATCGAGTCCTACCTTGACGAAAACGGCATTGTTGATACTGACGATAAAGACAAGACCTTCGCTGATCTTCGTGTCGGAGATACGGTTAGTAGAATTAACTTAGATAACACTGTCCCTGTAATCAATAAGGTTGAGATCAGCGGCATGTATAAGGAAAATAGCGGGAGCCTTAAGATAGATTTCGAGTCGTCATCCTTTATTGTTGCAAAAGATCTAATCGGATTGTCAGTATCACAAAAAAACTTTGTCTCTTACAAAGAATGCAGAGCAAAGGCCGAAGAAATCTGCATTAAACGAATCGTAGAACTATCAAAGGCCATCGGCACCTTAACTGTTTAATTTAACCCATAACCCAAACCCAAGAAGGAGAGAGAACCATGAATAACAACATCATCAGAATGGAAGCAGAAAACATCAAGCGCATCAAGGCAATCAACATCACCCCCAACGGAAGCCTTGTCGTCATTGGTGGTAAGAACGCCCAGGGTAAGACTTCAACCCTCGACGCCATTGAGTACGCCCTTGGTGGGAAGCCTGACGTTGACCGGCCTATCCGGGATGGAGCAACCAAGGCCCGGGTGCTGATCAAGACCGCGGACTACACCGTTACCCGGACATTCAGCCAGACCGGTTCAAAGTTGGTCGTGGTGAACGCTGAAGGAGCACCGGTCAAGAGCCCTCAAGCAATCCTCGATAAGATGGTTGGGGACTTGTCCTTCGACCCTCTATCATTCTCACGGCAGAAGAGCAAGGACCAGGGAGAGACCCTTCGCAAGCTTGTCGGTATCGACTTCGGCGCCATGGATTACGTTCGGAAGAAAACCTTTGACAACCGGACGCTGGTAAACCGGGAGGTCAAGGCCCTTCAGGCTCAGGTTGACGTATCTCCGTTCGATCCTGATATGCCGAGTGAAGAGGTATCCATGAGTGAAGCTTTGGAGATCGTTACCAACGCTAACGAAAACAACTCAAAACTCTCACAAGCCAAGATAACCCTTAACACTGCATCAAATACAGTGTGTGAGATCAAAGACGAAATTGAAGAACTCAAGCAGACTCTTACAGACAAGGCGAACCTCCTTGGAGTTGCTGAAGACGCTTGGCGCGAGTCTGAAGAAGTCCTTTCTGATATGACCGAGATCGACGTTGCACCGCTTACCGAGGCGCTTAACCAACTTGAAGGCACCAACGCCAAGATCCGTGCTAACAACAATATTTCTGCGCTCTCTGATCAACTCCAGGTTAAGACTGCCGAATCCGCTGCCATGACCGCCCGCATCAATAAGGTTGACTCACAGAAGGCCGACATGCTTTCCAAGGCCGACATGCCGGTTGATGGGCTCTCCTTCGGTGAAGACGGTATCACCTTCAACGGTATCCCCTTCAACCAGTGCAGCGGTGCAGAACAACTACGGATCAGCCTGGCCATGGGTCTAGCTGCCAACCCAACGCTCAAGGTAATCCTCATTCGTGACGGATCCTTGCTCGATGAAGACAGCCTGAAGCTTGTCGGGGATATGGCTGAAGAAGCGGACGCACAAGTTTGGATCGAACGTGTTGGAGAAGGGGAGGAGGTAAGCGTTATAATTTCTGATGGCGAAGTACAAGCGTAACATTTTAATTTTAATCAACCAATAACTGAGGAGAACCAAATGAAAAACGATTTCGATTTCATGGCAGACCAGAAGAACAAGCGGATTGACTCTATCACCGTCTTGAGCTCTGGGGTGAAGATCAAGTACGCAGTTGTCACCAAGGGTGATGGTGAAGCCAAGACAAGTACCTACACCCAGAACAGCCCTGAACCGGCTCAAGAAGAACTCGTTGCATTGATGGAGAAGCTTAACGCCTGGGTGCGTGATTACTTCATCAAGAAGGTTGACAGCAAGGTAACTGATGCGTGGGACAACAACCTTCAAACCCGTACCGTTACCTTCAAGCACAACTCCAAGGGTGTAAGCGCCCAGGTGCAAGCCATCTTCAGTGGCAACGATGATCAGCACGGGGAACTCAAGGTGCCGGCCACTGCTCTCTACGATGAGGATATCGAAGGTCACGCAAACGGAGTCCTGATCACCTTCGGGGAAGGCCATACCGAAACGCTAGATAACATCATGACTCAAGCGCGGCTCTACCTCGGTGGTAAGCGAGGAGCAATGCAGTCCACTCTTCCAGGCGCAGAGTAATCACCATGGGGGGCTGGGTATTCCTGGCCCCCCTTTTTCTTTAACTGAGTGAAAGGGGAACGCGAAGTGGGTAGCATTCGATTTACAATACCAGGTGATCCGGTGGCAAAGGGAAGACCTAAGTTTACAGTCATCGGTAAAGGCAAGAAACAATTCGTTAGCACATACACACCAACGAAAACCGTTAATTATGAAAAGTTGGTTGCCTGTTGCTATAAGAAGAAGTTCCCAACCGCAAGACCAATCCCGGCTAAGGTTCCAATAACCATCAAAGTACATGCCGTCTTTGCATTACCACAGAGTACCAGTAAGAAGAAGAGGGCTGAGCTTGACGGATCTCCATGCCTTAAACGCCCTGACCTCGACAACCACATCAAGGCAGTGTCGGACGCCCTTGAATCAGTTGCTTTCGAACAAGACAGCTGCATCGACAAAATAGAAGCCACCAAAGTTTGGGGCGCGGAAGGTTACTCTGAAGTGACCATTGAGTGGGATGATAAGATTCGGGAGGACGTGGAATGGTAACGAATGTGATCTGCGACAGTTTAGATAGAAAGTGGTGTCCTGACGATTGTGTTCATAAATCCCCTCACGAGGTGGCTACGGTATCCAACACAAGCCACAAATTCCCGTGCACCAGAACTTCACCCTGTTATGAAATTGGGGCTCCATGCAAGTGCGTACCAATTATCTGTGATCCATTCCTTTACGACCTATGGGAACGATCAGCCCCTTTCCACAGGAGATACAATCATGGCTAAGTTCAAAGTCAAGGAGAGTAAGCTATGAAGACGATTATCCTACACCGGCCAAGAGTCGAGAACGACCCGCTTCACATCGCCATCGACAAGATCGTTTCGTTTGAACCATACCATTATGAATTACATGCTATGGATCATAACCAAGCAGCCGGTACAGGGGAATCGGTAGTCGAGACCTTCAACCACTCTTACCTTGTTACCGAATCCGTTGAAGAGATCCTTGAGATGGTCAGCGACAAACCGAAGAAGAGGGCCGGAGCCAAGAAGTTCGTCAAGCCGACAATGGAAGAAGGCGTTGCTTACTGCCGTGAGCGCAATAACGGTATTGACTTCGCTCAGTTCTTTAACCATTACGCATCAAAAGGCTGGATGATTGGCAAGAACCCAATGAAGAGTTGGAAGGCTTGCATTAGAACCTGGGAAGACAGAAGCAATAACGAGGTGAAGAAGAATGGAGGCAACCGAGTTGAATCAACCAACCTCAACCACATTGAAGGCTGAGGATGCGCTGTTAGGATGCGTGATGATGTACCCTGACACCATTCACCAGGCCAGTCACGTTATCGCTGATGACTTCCTTGACCGGGAGAACGCTACCCTTTGGGGACTGCTTAGAGTCTTGCACAAGAACGACAAGGATATCGGTAACCGGATCCTGCTTCTTGATTCACTCAAGGCAAAGGCTATCCCCTGCAAGGAAGGTTGGCCTCTAAAAATAGTTCACCAATGCTCATCAATCCCCAACTCTGGGGGAATAGAGGGGTATGTCACTATCATCAAGCGTGAAGCCTTTCGCAGGAGGGCCATGCAAGCCTCTCAGCAACTTATAACCGGCCTGCCTGACTCTGACCCCCATGAGGTGGTAGAATCGTTCCTAAGCGACATAGAGAGCAACACAGCCATGCACGGGACCTCCCCTGCAAAGACAATGAGCGAGTTAGCGGTAGAATCTAAAGACTCAGCCAATAATGATGAAGCTCTGACCTGGGCAACCGGCTACATGGAACTCGACAGAATGATTGGCGGGATGATCGGGGAAACATCATTCACAGTGATTGGAGCCGGTCCATCATTTGGCAAGACTGCCTTTGCCCTCAACCTCCTCATGAACGCCCACCGAAACGGTAAGCCTATGAGATTCCTCTACGTCTGCATGGAAATGAATGGGCTTGAATTGTTCGACAGAATGGTTTCTGCAATGGCCGGCATCCAGACCCAGACAACCAAAATGCTAAGGCTTGGGACTGCAAAGCCTGAATATAAAGAAAAGTACCAGGAAGCTTACTCAATCGCAGTAGACAGACTCGCAACGACAGGCCACATCATCAAGGCCGATGGACTGGTTGACATCAATGACGTTGGGGCTTTAGTAGCGAAACACCATAAGCACATTGACGGGGTTGTGATAGACTACCTTCAACAATTCAAGAAGACAGACAACCGCCAAACAGAGCTTGAAAAGTTAAACGAAGCCTCTATTTCACTCAAAGGATTCGCAGGCAAATACAACACCCCCATGATTGCCCTTTCACAATTTAACCGAGGTGGGTATATAGATGGGAAGAAACCTGAACTCTCAGACCTCAAGGGGAGTGGACAGATCGAGCAAGATTGTGACAACGCATGGCTTCTATGGAGAGCTAAAAAGGAAGGAGTAGTGGAAGAAGAACTTGAATTGTTCAACGCAAAACAACGAGCCGGATCAATAGGCAGACTTGGCCTAAACTTCGAACTTCTTTACGGACGAATTACAAACCTTAAACCATTACATTACCCACAAGAAAGGCGATAAACAATGGCAGGATTCAACAAAGTAATACTCATGGGCAACCTCACCCGGGACCCGGAACTAAGATACACCCCAAGCGGTAAGGCAGTGGCAGAGATAAGCGTTGCAGTCAATACCGGGGCAAAGGGAAAAGAAGATACTGTATTCGTTAATGTCACGGTCTGGGAGAAGCAGGCCGAAAACTGTTCTGAATATCTTCGTAAGGGCTCCTCAGTCCTGGTTGACGGCAGACTCAAAATGGACGAATGGAACGACAAGGAAACCGGCCAGAAGCGAACCAAGTTAGGCGTTGTCGCTTTCGCCGTGCAGTTCATTGGCAAGCCAGGTGGCGCCAAGAAGGAAGAGGCACCTGTAGGCAACGATGACTACCCTGTCAATACTCATGTGCCGGAAGTAGATACAGATGATGTCCCTTTTTGATCAAGGAGAAAACAGTTGACCGTAGAAATCTGGACACAAAAAGAATGCCCGCTCTGTGAAAACGTGAAAGCCAAACACGGAGAGGGCAATTACGTCGAACATGACGTGAAAGATCTGATGAGCGGTGCCAACCAAGACATGGACGCAATGGTCCAACTAACCATGCAAAACATGGTGCTTCCCCTGGTTATGATAGACGGGAAATGGGATGTCGGACATATCGGGTAACGTGGGAGCAGCTGACACTTTAATGGGAATCTTTGGATACAGAAGGGTTACAAATGGGAAAGTCACGGGATTACAAGAAGGAATATGCGGACTTCCACGGCAAGCCGGAACAGAAGAAGAACCGAGCCAAGCGGAATGCAGCGAGACGGAAGCTGGGGCTCAAGAAGGGTGATGCACGGGAGGTGGACCATAAGAAACCTCTCTCCAAGGGCGGGGGGAATGGGAATGGGAACCTTCGCGCGGTGTCGAGGTCTACCAATCGGAAGAAGGGGAATGGTGGGGGAGCTTCTTCCTAACCGCATTAATAACCTGTGAGCCGCGCGACCCGTGTCTAACTCTTGACTGAACGAATCAGGTTGAGAAATATTGTTAGGCGCTTTATTACTTTGATTAGGAGAAACACTATGTCTAGAATTAGCCTCACTGATACAACAATGGATGTTATTGTTAAAATGTCGGAAGGTAACCCCGGTGCCTTGTCTGCAATCATGGCTATAATGAAAGAGCATGACAGTATTGACCCACAGGCGGCCATGGGAGGCTTGGGGGCAATAATGATCTTGGACAGTTGGGAGATATACGGGTCTGATATTTACGTGCTGTTCAGCGACAAATGCAACAGGGATGTCCGCCAGATGTTGATGATAATGAGAGCTACCCAGCTTGGTTACTTCTCACATATTAAACTTAAAGAAATGGCAGCAGATCAGATGCGAGAAATAGACTTGACTGATGCCGAGTGGTCGGAACTTGATACCAAGGTATGTGATCACCTGAACGAATTTAAGCGGCCAGCCTAACCAGCGTTAATAACCAGTGAACCACGCGACAAGAAAACAAAGTTGACGCTGACCGAATCCGGTTGAGGAACTTTGTTAGGCATTTTATTAACATGAGAGGAAAAGAACGATGGAAGATGCAAAAAAGCTCAACGATCAATGGAACGCGATAAGAGCAAAGAAAAGTGAAGACATGGCACAAAAGTTAATTGATATGTGTATATCAGCTAAACTATTTAAGGCTGATTGCTCGGTAGATGAAACCCATGGTTGTGTGGTTGTATGGTCTGCTAATGCACAAGAACAGATTGCCGCACTAGTTGCAGAGTTAATAGGCCCAAAGGCTGGTATGTAGTGCCAGCCTAACCGCTTTCTACACGGGGCCACCCAATATCAATATGAGGTGGCCCCGTCTTTCCTATTTCAATATGGTGGTTTGTTACGACCCGTTAATGCGCTTTTCCGTTGACTTTAGTATCTTAACGATATCCTGCCTTGAGTGCTTTGCCTTGTCTTTAAACCTTTCCAGAACAGCCTTTTCCGACTCATCCGGCGCTTCCCTTACAGACCCGATCAATGCCCTTAAGGTGTTGTGTTCAGCCCTGCCCCTGTGAGCCCTCCAGATAAGATAGACGGCTCCAGAGACTAAGGCTAAACCGGCAGCTACCCCAGCGATCCATGGGTAATGTGCCAGGCCGATGATGGAGACTCCGAGGACGCAAGACACACCGGCAAGAACCCACTGCTTCATGAGCCAACCGAAGAGTAATCCCCCTACCCCGATGAACCCCACCCCTACCCATAAGAGAAGCCTGTCAGCCTGCCGGGGGAGCTTCACCTTGTAGGTTGTCCCCCCGACTGTGATCGAGGTTTCGTTAAGGTCAAGCTTCCCACCATCGAAGTCAGTCAATCCCTTGCTTGCCGGTCCCGTGGCCTTGCTCTCGGTCTCTTCCTTGAGGAGAGTGCCGTTGGGCCCGTAGGTCTTCGTGGTCTTCCTTTCTGCCACCGGAGCAGTAGTCCCCCTCGACCAGGGCCAAGCGTAGGCCGGGACCGAGAGGAGAACCATTACCAGGGCCACCTTCATAAGCATATTCATTTCTTCTTCCTTTTCTTAGGTTCAAAGTGACGGGCAACACCTTCCAGTTCGGTGATTATACCTCTTGTCAATCCGATTGGAGCAGGAGCCATTCTTAGGCCACTGGCAATCTTCTTTGTCGCACTCCACAGCTTGTTCTTCTTCTTGCGGTTAGACTTCTTCTTGCTTTGCTTACCAAAGATAGCACCTCCAACCTCTCCTATACCAAGGGCAAGCTTAGTTACCGAATCAGCGATGACATTATCAAAGGCAGGCTTCTCAAAGAATCCCTTGTTGTTAAACCCTGCCTCGATAAGCCTCAACGCATCATCCAAGCCTGGTACTAGACTCGCAATCTCCTTTATGTAGGTCCATGCAAGGCTGTCGTCATCATCAGAGTCATAGCCTCTTGCTGCGCTAATCACTTTCTTACGAAGATGATTAAGGACGGCAGTAGTGATCACTGTGTAGGTAAGCACCTTGCCTAACCTAGCCTTGTCATCAACTGTTTTCTCACTCCCCTGGTAGATCCTGAATTCACTTAACATTGCCTTCAGAACCTTGTCACGGAAAGACCTGAACATGAACACAGTCTTCAGAGCTTCGCTTTCAGAGCCACCCATCAAGGTACGGTCCTTAGTGTCCCAAGTAGGCTGAGTTCTTCTAACGGTCCTCTCTGCGATCTTAACCGCCTCTTTCATTACGGTATCTTTACTCTTGCCTGGATTCTCTGCTTCAGCCTGCTTATAGGCACCGAGCATGATGACCGAGGTTGCCATGTTGTCGGCCCTCTGCATCGGTACGCCAAGCTTCTCTTGCCAAGGTACGGTGCCAGTGGCTATAGCCTGCATCTCATGGGCATTGATATAGTCACCAACGTCTCTGCCGATGTGTCCATGCTGCCGTCTTGCTGCCAACTGAGGACTGTACTTCATCGTTGCCATCTCTTCGACAATCTTCTTGCCTTCTGCCGACCTGTCTGCAAGCGCAGCCAACAGGTGCTTCTCTTCCATTTCAAGCGCAGCCATGGGAAGTGATAGTGGTTGGGCAAGCCATACCCCAGGATTCCACACCAGTATGTTACCAGCGATATTACTCCTTAGCTTCTTGATCGAGTTAGACCCGGCGTTCACTGACTGCCCGGCAACACGATTAACCAGAGTCTCAAGCGTCCTCATAGTGCCATCGCCAAACTTGGCCGTTACTGCCTCATTAATCTCAGGGTCTTTCAGCATACTGCGGACATTCCTCATCCTCCTGCCGTGAGCCTTTAATGCAGCGATCAAATTAACGTGCCTGTTAAGAGTAGGGAAGGAATCCATGATAACCAATGGCGCACTAGCGTTTTTATCTCGCTCAGTGAACTCTTTAGCCCCCTCAAGGACATTCCTACCGCCAGCGATTTGCTTGGTGAGATCTTCCTGAACTGTAGTCTTTACTTTATCCTTGTGCCTATAGAGTCGGTAGTAGTCCTTGACGCTGAATATTTTATAGCCACGAAGGTCAACACTGGCTTCGTTCCCAATCTTCTTCAGAATTCTATTGTGAAGCTCATACAGGGCCTCAGCATAGGCCTTCTCTTGGGCAGGCATCGATTCTACAATATCTTGAATGGCCTGCTTAGTGAGTGGCTTCTGCTCCTGTTCAACAGTCTTTCCTTTAGTCATTCCACCCTGGAAGTGCTTAACATACCACTTTCTCGGTTTCTTTCCGTCTTTACCTAACAACGCTTTGATACCATCCTTCTGCCTTACTGTTAGCGAGAAAGCAATCCGAGTAGATGGGGTCATGGTAACCGTACCAACGTCAGTCTTGATTTTAACGATATCAGTCTTGCCAGGTAATTCGGCACTCCACCGATTGATGTGATCACCCATCTTCACCCCATGCTTATCAAGGGCAGCGTTGAACTCACTCTCAATCTCGTCCTTCGTCCTTATGAAGTCGGTTGTGCCGGCATCAGCGCCCTCATCATAAATGAACCTTTGCCATGGACCATTAGGTTTACCACCGTCTAACATCAGAACGAATGACTCAATGTTCTCCATCTGGTCAGTAGTGAACTTCTTCCATAAAGACCGCAGCTTAGTCTCACCAGGTGCAGTACCTTCGCCGATAGTTGAGAGAAGTTCCTGCTGAACCTCTGCCCTCTTCCGAACCCTGCCCCCATGGATGAACTCAGCGTAGTTCTTCTGGTTGGCCATGATCGCCTTGAGGCCCTTGGTGATTTCCTCAAGATCTTCTGTCTCCAGGTTGCGAAGAGAAGACCTAGTTAGTTTCTTCCAAGCATCCTTAACGTCTTCAGGGACCACCTCTGCAAACTCTGGGTCAGCCTCTAGATACTCCTCAAACCCCTTCTCTAAACCCTCGGCATCCTTACTCGGTGCAAAGTCAACAGACTTGAGAAGTTCAGCCATCGCCTTGACGTGTTCAGGGAACATCTTAGGAGTGTCCGAGAAGATCTTGAATTGCTTCTGAGCCTTCTTGACCGTTTCCTTCAGTTCCTTGTGAGCCTCACTTCTCTCGTAGACCGTCATGGCCTTGTCAACGCTCTGCAGGAAGGCCCGGACCCTACGAAGCGGATCCGTCTTAGTCTTCCACTTACTAACCACCTTGAGGGTAGTCATCTCCCTGATAATCTTATGGTGCTCACTCTTGGGAAGGTTGGCCTTTGCATAGTCGGCAGCAGACTTGAGGATTCGCTGAATGTCACCAGCTGCAGTCGTGTAGCCTTTGGTGAAAGTACCATTCTTTTTCTTCTCTGCGAAGTCGTCTTGAAGCTTCTTAACCTCGGTCTCCAACTTGGCAATCACTTCGTCATGCACCTTCTGAGTGTCAGCAAAGGACCTCTTCTTGCCTGCACTGAAGGGGATGATGTCCTGAGTGCCCTCAAGCTTGGAGACTAACTTGCTGAGTTCATTCAACCGGCCATTGATACCGCCTTCATATTCCTCTTGAAGATGATCCCTTGCGCTGTCTCTAAGGTCAGCCTTCAACTGTCTGAGGTTCACACCATTCTCATAAGCCTCAATGACAACATCAACACCGTTCATTCCATTCTCACTTGCCCACTGATCAAGAGTCTTACCATTCAAGGTGTCATAAACCTTCTCGGAAAGATTCTCCACACTGACGGCACTCTTCTCGGAATGGAACTGCTTCTTCATATCGGTACTGACGTGATGGCCGGCGAAGTTCACCTTGCCCCCTGCCTTCTCTCTAACCTCAACCAAGATACCGCGGGCGCCCTTAAGCCACTCTCGGTATAGCTTGTTGGTGGCGATCTTAGCATTGGGCATATCGTCAAGGGCATCCTCGAGAGTAGAAATCTCTTTACGAAGAGAATCCATCATCTCGATCTTCTGACCAGGTGAACCGTCCTTCATCACCGCATCAAAGTTGGCCCGCCAGTCCTTAGAGTCAATCGGTAGACGCTCATCCCCAAGAATCTTATCGATCGCTGCAGACTTGGCCTTGCTTCCAATAGACTTCACACCCAACGACTTAGCATATTCAGCCAGACTCTTACCGGAAAGCTTCTCCAACTCATCACGGCTCTTGCTGGAGATCTTACGATGAAAGGCTTTACCATCCCGGATCTTATCAAGGGCAGAGTCCAGCTTATTCAGGGGGACCTCTGGGAGATTCAGGAAGTGATTGTAGAAAACAACATCCTCACTCTTATTCGGACCGCCATGCTCATCAAGAATCTCTCGATAAAGTTCAGGCTTCTTCAGCCTAAGCTGGTGCATCCCTGCATGGAAGAGCTCTTCATAAAGGACATCATTATCGAACAGGTACTTCTCATCAATCTCGATAAGACCCTCATTTGGGTAATACCTGGCTCTGGCAGAGTACTCACCTTCAATCCCCGCGGCATCAGCACTCTCCTTCAGGGCTGCTTCATCCATGCCCTTAGTCACCACGTTATCAACGATGTCAATTTTAATGCTGAAGCCTTTACCGTTGGTGAGTTCGATCAGTCCATCCTTGCGAACGCTGAACTTAAATCCCTTCGGAAGCGGATTGGCCTTCGTGAAGGTGTCGGCAAGAATATCGGTAACATCCTTGGCCCGATCCTCAAAGCCTCCAATTATGCTTTCTGAGCCGGTTGGACCTGTCCTCTTAACTTCCACTTCTTCTTCAACTGCTCCAGCTTCTTCAGGTTCACCTTGCTTGGCTTCTTGCTTGTCAGCTGAACGTGGTCCTGGTACTTTAGCTTCTTCTTTGACATCTTTACTCTCCTTCTTAGTTAGTTTCTTTTCGACAGGCGCTCCACCTTCAAACTTAGATACGACCTCAACACCAGATGGATCAAACAGGGCAAGCGTCTTGTTGCCAGAATCCTCAGTAAACGATACTGAATCATAACCCATCTCTTGCAACTTAGGCATCAGTACGGACTTCCAGTGACCGATGGCAGGCTCATTCTTAGTATTCTGCCACCAGTAAAGATCATCCTCAACCGCTTCTTTTATAGAGCGTCTTGCGTGTTTAACCTGCATCTCGTTGCCATCAGTATCAAGAACCTCAACAGTTCCAAGAATTGCCCTGCCTTCTTCAGAAGTCAAATCAAGAGTATTCTTAGGGGTTACATTAGCCTCTATGACCTGACCCTTGGCATCATCACTTCTGGCAGCAGCATACTTCCTTGCCTCAGTTTCGTTCTCAGAGAAGAATATCAGACCACCCTTACCCAATTCACCCTCATCTTTATTATACCCCCTATACATTGGTTTAGGCTTATCGCCTTCATCAGCACCATCAGGTTCAACCTCTTCTACCGCCACACCCTCCTCAATCGCCCCTGGTGCTTCCTGAACCTCTTGGGTAGGCAAGATTACCTCTTCACCCTCTGGAATCGCCTCAGCGCCTTCCTGTGGCTCCTGTGAGGTTAATTCGGGGGCAATCTCGCCTTCAATTGGCGCTTGGAGGTCTTCAGGAGGTGATTCTTGCTCTGCTTGGAGTGCTTCCTGCTCTGCTTGCACCTGGGCTTGGGCCTCTGCTTCTGTCTCAGCCTTAACGAAACCATCGAACTGAACCAGCACATCCTTAACCTTCTGCCGATCAACACTGTTCAATTTCTGGTCTTTGCCTGAAGTCTTCTGGATATCCTTACGGCTGGGGGAACCGGCAAGACCAAGAATAGTCGCTGCCTCACCGTTATTGACAATCGCCTCAGCTGCCCGGAATACCTTGGCACTTCTCTCTGCATGACGTTCACGCTTGGCCTTACCAACACGGCCACCAATGCCGTGCCCAATACCCAAGGGAGCCATGATACCGGCCTCAATGAGAAGATCCTTACCGCTGGGAATTGAAGCAACCAGCCGGGAGAACATATTCTCAGGGTCTTCAGCACCGAAGTCTTCAATGCCAAGAACAGCACGAAGGGTATTACCAACCCGCTCTTCCCCCATCTCCTCAAGCACACCGTCAAAACCACCGGCCTTGAGGATCTTATTCTGATATTGGGCGAGAGTCTTGCCGGTTGCAGCGGTCCATGCTTTACCCATGGGCCCAATAACCTTATCAACGAAGGTGCGAACCAGGGGAAGCTTGGCAACACCCTTGGCAGCTGCACGGATACCAGGGCCGGAAGTCTCACTCATCATCTCAATCACTTCATCACCGAAGGACCGCATGAAGGAAGTGAAGGGCTTCTCAGTAGCATCCTTGACAATAAGCTCACCCTTGTCGGTGAACTGAACCGACTCCGGCATTTGCTTCTCAAGGGTACCGGCAATTGTCTGGTCGGGAATCATCATGGTACGGGCAAGGCCTTCACCAGTCCAAAGGAGACCCTTGCCAACTGTTTGTGCAGTGGCACTCTTGAGCAGGCTATCTCTCAGCTTGCTACTCAGCACCTTCTTAATCCCGGCATTGGCAACCTTGGACATGGTTTCCTTGGCAACCTTAGCACCCGGGCCGGTAGCCCAGAACTCAAGCATGAAGGCGGGAAGCTTGGTAAGACCACTCAGAACAGAACCACCAACGGTACGACCACGGCTCTCTCTGGCCTGGGATGTCATGTAATTATCAATCGTTTTGGTAAGAGATCTCTTTGCGCTATCGCTTAAAGGTTGCCCATTGCCGACATTGATACCTGACTGAAGTTGGTCTATTGAAGACTTGACAACACGGTACTCTTCAGCGGTATTGTAAAGGTCCCCAAGGGGAATGACGTGGCCTGCGGTAATATCCTGATCTAAGGTCTCACCGGCAGTAATCTCTTTGCCTTGGCTTGCGAGATGGCGTTGATGATTAGCTAGAAGTGGCCCAGGTCTATCATAAATATCATTGGCCCGGACATCCTCAGTTAGATTGTAATTCCGAGCCAACTTCCGAGCCTTAGTCTGGTCGGTATTCGCTGCCTCAGCAATCTCAAGGTACTGATTGTATAAGGGATCTGCAGGCCCGACAGGCGTGAGATCCCTTAAACGTTGCTCTGCTTTTCTTATCACGCCACTCGGGTCGTACTGTCCTTCAAGATGGGCTAGTTTGGCCTCTGCCCTCTGAATTACATTGTCTGCCACTCTTTATCTCCTCTATAAATGCATACTCAAAGATCCAATGCTTAACCGGGTACTTCCCTTATTTATTCGATCTAACTCTTCGATCTTTTCCCTTGCAGCCACATTGCCATTCTCAGCTGCTTCAATCAACTCATCCAAAAGCATACCCTCGATATTCTCTTGACCGTCCCAACCACCTGAAGCACCTCTAATACCAATGTCGGCCTTACCGTGTTCAACCATGCTTAACGGCTTACCTTCAGATGAATCCATGGACTCCAACAACTTTAAAGCATCCTTATCGCCAGCCTTAGCTCTTGCAATAGTGGTTCGCAGTGCTGTCGCTCTTTGCTGTGCGCCCTGCTGCGGAGTAGTTTGAGCCTGTGGTGACGGTTGACCAGGTGCTTGAGCCTGCCTACGGTTAGCAGGATTTGGATACCCTTCTGCTTCAAGTTGCTTTATGGCCCAAGTGCGCCGCTCCTCGTAGGTTGTTTCAACGTCTTCGTCTCCAGCCAAGTAATCTAAGCCAAGCCTTGATCTAACCTCTAGCCTAGTCTCAGGAGCCAGCTTAATCTTGCGCTCAAGAGACTTCAGGTAGTCCTGATCAATCTTGTAGATACTCTTAGCATCAGCACCATCAGGAGCCTTAATCTCGCTACTGGTTACCTTGCCCGTTGCTGGATCAAGAATGTACTCTCTCCCATCCTTACGGTAGACCTGCTGTTCAACCGCTTCCTGAACCGGAGTCTTTACCCGTTCGCGCTCGGGGAGAAGGCCACCGTTCTGAATGATCTCACTCATCAGCTTAGGGTTAATGAACTCACCGTACTGATCTACCAACTGGTCAAGCGCAGTTGAGAACTCACCGCTCTTGAGTGTGTCATCCCGGGCCCTGGTAAGAGCAGCAACCTCACGACCGAAGTCATTGGCCTGCTTATACTCTGCTTGGGATATGTCCCTTCGTTCTTCCTCAGTCTGGCGCCGAAGTTCATCCTGCCGGCCGAGCATATCAACATCACGCTCAAACCCTTCCCCAGCCCTCTCCCGTTGGAGTTCATCTGAACGCTCTAACCTGCCGGTCTGAAGCTCATCGGAAAGACGCATTCTCTCAAGACTGTTATCCTGCTCAAGTTGACGAAGGGCTTGGGACTCCTCTGCCTTGAGAAGTCCTTTACGGTCTGCCTCCAGAAGTTCAGCCTGACCAGTCTCGAATGCTGCGTTGCCTAATGTCCTGCCCCCAACATCGTGCCTTACGGTAATTGCCATCGGTTAGCCCCTTGTCTTGTTGATGAAGTGTTTCTTGCCCTGAGCGTCAATGATGTACCCGCTACCAGATTTAGGTTGTGGCAAAGTGAAGTTGCGAATCACCCCACCGGTTGCCTTCTTCGGAGCAGTCGCACGATTGGCCTTACGATCAAGGAAAGCTTTACGCCTTGCCTCATACCCAAGGTCGTTGCCACTGCTTCTGCGGGTAGTGGTGGTCGCAGGGGAAGTGGTCTCAGCACTTATTGGCGTTGACTGTGGTTGCCTGTATGTAGCCCTGCTCACCGTCCCCCGGGTAGTAGTAGTCTCCGGCCTGGTAACTCTCCCAGCATCACGGAGCAGGTTAGCGTAAAGACCAGCATCAGGACCAATGTCATTTCGGCGCTCAATGAAGTTCAGCCTCTTGCCTTCGATGTCAGTAGTCAGACCAACCTCACGCTCAGTCTGCCGATCACTAAGCCTTGCAAGAGCAGCCTGGGTGTCACGACGAAACCCTTGGGCAACGGTTGGGGCAATGGTTGTTCCAGTAAGCCCGCGGGAGATTAGATCTTGCTGCCCTCTCGCAATCTGTCCCTCACCTCGGCTAACGATATCCTTCTTCTCTTGACCACCAATCCCCCTGACCCTCTCAAGGGCACTGTTCAGCAGGTCAGTGTAACCACCCTTCACCTCCTCGAACCGCTGAAGGTTTGCTGTCTTCGATTCAGCTTGAGCTTTTTCAAACTCTGCAATCAGTTGGTCGTAGGTTCTTGTTGCCATCCTGGTTCTCCTTTCAATCACCAATTCTTACGAAGCCGTATGTTGCCGACCCGATGTTATCATTAACTGGGTTATCATTCAAGTACCACCACAATTGACCGGCAGGAAGGTACATTTCAGTGTAAGTGTTTTCAGAGTAAGTCTCGGCCTCTCCAGACGTTACTAATTTACCCTCACCAACAGGCTTAAACCCTGAAAGTCTCGCTCCTAACTTAGTAGGAATACCAGGTCCAGTATCGATCCCATCAATATTAATAAATATACCACCACCTTGATATTCTTCGTCAGTGTACTCGTTCCAGTCACCTAATGGGTTATATCTTATTGCGAATCCATCCCCAACAGATATGCGATAAGTCCCGGCTCTTTCATTGACAAACAGAGTGTCAAGATTCTGTGAGCCGTAGACCGTACCATCGAGTGTATAGTATGCTGTGGCCTCCCTTGTCGCAACCCCGTAAGGCTTATAGTCAAGACCTGAAAGAATGACGCTGGTCTTGATCGGGGAGACGGCTGAACTCAGGTCGTAGTAAACATCAAGGTCACCATAAGGAACCTCCATCGAAGAGACGTAAGTGATACCATCAATGCTAACCTGAACCTCGTCACCGTTATCGTCAATCGCTTCAATGGTGGCAGTTGTCGAAGCGTACTTTGAAGCAGGAACGGTATTACCAAAGGCGTCCTCAACACTCATCGTCAAGGCCATGGCGGTATCGTCCTCGAGAACATCCGGTAGACCAATCAGGAGGCCGTCAACCCCAGCAAGGTCAGCACCACCAAGGCCAAGCGCCATCGGTGTCCCAGTGTTGACGTTTGCTTCAAGGTAGAACACCCCGAAGCCGTAGTTGGAGTCGTAGGGAGCATAGAGGTCAAGCGGTGCCTCAGGTGCCTCTACAAGTACCCTCACCGTGCAAGCACCATCCAAGAACGCTTCAGCAGGCAACTCGGTAAGTCCGGGATCTATCACCACAGCCTCAGCATCCCAAGTGTCACCGGGAACGTAAGAGGTAATCAAGCCTTCAATGTCAGTTCTTCCCAACCAATTAGACCGCGGGGAAATCTGACCGAGCAAGCTAACGACCTCAGCGAAGTCGGTTATCTGGCCGGTGTAGTTGTAGGCCTTAATAACCGCATCAAGAGTCCACACCAGGTCACCGGCAAAGAAACCCGCCTGATAAACTGAAGGGGTGATTGTAACGTCAATATAATCACTGACCATCCCCAAGGTTATTAGGCTGGTATACTCAACTCCTGCAATGGTGATCTTGGCAGTGATGTCAACTGAACCAGTTACCTCACCACCGGGAAGCTCGTAGGACACCCCCCGAAGGGTTGCAACATAGTTCTCATCAACCTCAGCGTAGGCTCCCTGTTCAAAGAAAAGGTTACCGTCACCTGAAGTCTGCAAGAACTCGATTGAATCAAGAGTCGTTATGTCAAGGTCACAACTCAAAAAAGCAACCAACTCAAACTGCTTGTCGGCCGGCAACTGCTGAAGGTTCCAAGGAGTGATGATGTCAAGGGCATACTCTTCCATCGGAGCAATGCCACAGGTCATCGTGCAAGTTGCTGTCTTCGTCTCATCCCCAGCGGTGGCGGTAAAGACAACAGTGTAAACACCAAGGCTTACATCGAAGTTAAAGAAGCGGGTCCCGTAGTTGGCAGTGTTCACAGATTCATTTGAAACCAACTCTCCATCAAGGTAGATTTCAGCGATAACAGAAGAAGCGTAACGAGTCCAGTAAGGGACCTTCACCACTCCCTCAGCACACTCCTTATTGGGCCCACAGTTGATTGAAAGGTTCTTGCTTTGATCAATCACCGGAGGAGTTGCCGAAGCACTCAGGCAGATGACCTTGGCTGAAGCAGTTACAGGAGTGCTTCCTGATACCCCGTAAGCGGTGATGTTGATTACCGTTGTCCCAAGGGTGTCGTAAATTCTCGAGATCATCCCAGTGACAAGCGAGTCAACCCCATCAATGATTACTCGCTCTGCATTCTCGGTAGAGTAAACGATATTAGCTGACTGACCCTGGCTGACATAAATCTCAAGAGGCGAGACCTCAAGCGTTGGGTTGACAATGGAAGCAGCGGTAATAGGCGTTCCCGTAGCGTAAGCCATACCGCTTGGCATGACACCGATGATTGGGTTAGAGGTCCTTATCGGGGTTCCACTCGGATCATTGTCTTGAGCCAGAACGTCATAGGTACCAACAACCGAATTGTCACTGTCGTAAGTAACCCCCCGCCTAACATCGTATGGATTGGGGATCACTACGTTTCCTTCAAGTGAATCCAGAGTATCAAACACAGTGCCAAGGCGAACATCAATGATGGCTGGTACTCTCAAGTTGCCGGTAAGGTTGCCAGAGTCGAAGATGGTATCAAGCCGAACGTCATCCACTGAAGGATAGTCAAAAACGTAGGTGCCTTCAACCGAACCGTTAGAGTCGAAGAACACCCCGCCCTTAACTTGCGCTGCCGTTGGCACAACAAGGTTGCCGACAATCGCACCGCTGTTCTGAGTAACGCCATCTCGAAGGTCATCACCGGAAGCGTAGTCAATGACAAGCTCACCCTCAATGCCGGTACCGCCAGGGCCGTAGGATATGCCGTCTTCAACCTTGGCTGCTGGGGCATCGGTACGGTTGCCTGTGCCGGTCAATCCCCATTCGATATCTTTTAGAATCACCTCGTCGGACAAGTCACCCATCTTGAAGTTACCTCCGGCTTCGTCGATGATGTCGTCGGCTGATACGGCTATATAATTAGAGTAGGCGCCAATCCAACATCTTGCCCTGAGTTTGCCCGTGTAAATTTGATTCGCCTCATCCGACCTGTTTGCAGGGTCACATAGACTTGCACCGCCTGGGATAACGAATGCGTATGCGTCACCAGTTGCGGCAAGCAATGGATCGGATAAAATACTATCGTTTTTGTTTGGAAATGCGTCGTCAAGGGTTAGCCCTGAAGCCACAAACGATGGATCGGAAGCAGAATAAAAAATACTATTTAGTGTCTGGCTGTAGGCGTCATTCAGTACCGTTGAGCCAATGGCGTAGGTAGCCCCGTAAATAACGCACTCTATGATGTCTCCGCCTGAAGTACCAGATATAGCGTTGCTGTTCCCGCTGTAAATTGTAGACCTTACGTAGTCGTTTCTGAATCTTGTAGACGATACAGCTATACCCACGATGCATATTAAGATAGAGTCATAAACAAAAACGCCATTGCCAGAACTGGCTGCAATGCAATTACCGGAAGGGACATAGATAATGCACCCGTCAATCACACCGGAGAATCTTGTGGAGATGCCGACGCCTACCGATGGCATATATATGTTTTGGAATAGAGGAACTTGAGCCGTCCAAGTCCTCAACATTGTTATGACAGCGGTTCCCCCGGAAAGCTTAAGGTTCCTTATCTTCAACCCTAGGTTAGCCATGCCCCCAACGCAGTCAATACCGATTCCAACGCCAGAAGCAAAGACTAATTCAATCTGGTTATCGTCTGCGATATTCCCAACCGTGCCGTAAATGTCTACTGTATAGAGCCCAGCGCTTGTGTTGAATGCCGGGATTATAATTGTAGCGGCTTCATTATAAATATTAGATGCACCGGCATTTAAACCTCCTGGGAATGAATAGTTTTCACTCATAACCAACCCGAACGAGGCGCCCCCCGCAAGTGCGCTTGCCATGTCGCTATAAGTTCCGCCATCTTCCCAATCAAAAACAGCCATTAGAAAACCCCCTGTACAATTTTATTTTCAGGCCATTCCAGAAACGGAAGCAACTGCATTGAGTTGTCAGACGAATCAAGGAAGTAGTGTGTGAAATTCCCATCGAAATTTGACGGAATATCAACCTGTCTCCACTCGCCTAGCTTAAGATGCTCTACTTCTTTAGGCTTAAACTTGAAATCGTCAGGGGCAATCTTGAAGAAAGATCCCATAGCGTAACAATATACAGCTTTCATCAACTACCCCTCCTTTGGAATATCTTCTTTAACAGAAGCGATGTGGTCACGGAAGGTATTTGTATCGTTCACCTTGTCCCAGTAGATCATGTCGAGTTGGTCTGGGATTGGGCCGTAACCTTCGATACGCCTTTCGATCCAGGAGTCACCAGGGCCAACGTAAGGCCCAGGTACCGCCCCCTCGTCAAGTGCCTTCTGTACCAACGGCATGAGGTTGGAGCCCTCTTTGATGTTGCCGAAGTCCCGACTGTCTACGCTGGCCACATAAGTTCCATCGTCCTTAATTCTGATGTCCGTTGCTGTGCGGGTTGGTGTTGTCATTTTGATCTCCTTTAGAGTGAGTTAGTGGCGTCAATGTCAATGAAGCCTGATGCCAGGATAGAGTACTCTTTACCGCTCACTAACCCCACACCTGTAAGTTTTAGCGTAGTACCCCTAGTACCCCTAGCCCATAGGACTCCCGACAAAGAGATACTGCCACCACCCTCGAATAAGTATGCGTCCATCGTTAGGCTTGATGCTTCTACAGTATGTCCCGACACCTCTAGCTTATTAGAGTGTGGTATAAATATGTAGAGAGTTGTTGTGTTTTCAGCTATTGCAGCGCCCAATCTAGTTCCAGCCTCGAACGTCAACCGCTCAAACCTCTTCAAAATCTGCGGACTCTCAACAAAGCAGTTATCGTCAATGCGGTAGGGGGTGTTGACGGAGCCTTCTTCGAGTTTGATCCATAAGCACTCAAAGTAGTCACTGGCTGAAGGTGAAGCTAGGTACATCAACATAATCAACTCAGCAGGTGAAGCGCCAACGGTAACACTTACAGTCAAGGTTTCCCAATCGCCACCGCCTGTATGATATACTGAATAAGTATTAGTTGCTTCAGCAATCCTCAATCTAAATGTTGTTGAATTGGTTTTTATTCTAGCAGATAGAGTTATGGTTTTACCCGCATACTGTAAGTAGTTTGATACCTTCTGCCGAATCGACATAAATGTCCCAGAGGCGTAAGAGGTGATCGTTGCCCTGGTTCCCCCACCACTTTGAACTGCAATATCAACCTGCCCACTTACATCGTCTGATAGCTCCCATCCGTCAAGCTGATACTGACCGGACGTGGCATTTGTTACTGGCAAGTTGCCCTCTTGGTCAACGGGATCTTTCAGGTTGGAGTTGATGAGGAGGTTATCTTGAACGATGGCCAAGAACTGATCATGCCCGAGGTGTCCACTGTTCTCCCCGGTACCTGGGGTTGACGCGCTGGCACGACCGCTAAGGTTGTCGTGAGCGAAGGACGTTGCTGGAATGGCCAGAGAGGTGTAAGCCGGGGTATCGCCGCCTACCTGCATTTCAAGGGTTGGGTTGGTTCCACCGCCAACCTTAGTTGAAAGAACCTCAGTCACAAGGAACTCAGTAGCGGTGAAGTCAAAACCGGCAGCGATCAAGGCGCTTACATCAAATGTCACATAAATGGCACCATCAATGACCTGAGTGTTGTTAGATAAGGCTATCTGCGTCTCCACCCCGCCTGCAGTCCGGTGGAATGTCTTAACATACACTATTGCGTCCGCATGAGCGGCACTCGTCTTCCTGATATTGCCAAGAGAGAAGACTACCGTCTCCCCGGTCGTACCGCGAATAACCCCTGGCTGGCTCGCAAACTTGACCAGGCTAATGTCTGGGCCGGTTACGGTCCCAAGGGTAGCATCCACAGCAACGGTATCGTACTCAGGCTCGTCCTGAGAGGTGACTGTCAGTAGGTATCCGCCAATGGAAGGATGGGCTGCAGTGGTCGCATATTGGAACAAGGTAATCGCATTGGCTCCACCACGGCTGTCCTGGGTGGTGTGGTACCTTGTTCCGTCATCGGTAACCTCGATACTCGCTTCAGGCTTAACGATCTCTTCATCGTAACCGGATGTAGCCTCTTGAATGAGCAGTTGGCCGTAACCACCTACGCCTTGAACAAGCTTGAACTTGGCATGTATCCCGCGGTGACTCGCCGTGTTTAGTGGAAGAGTGACTTCCAGGGTAACACCTACAGGTGGAGCGCATAGGTAGAGGGCTCCAGACTCAAACCCTGACCCCGTGAAGTCAATGTCTTCCGTAATGTCAACGATCCGAGAATAGATCCTTGTATCTACAATTACATCGTAACCGTCACCGGCATCATTAGTGGTGAGGATAAGGGAGGACCCGCAAGTGAATACCCCGGCAAACGTTGCTGTCCCTGCGCCAATGATCTGAGTCCCGCCGGCAGTGGTGATCTTGACGTGGTTGCCGTCCCTGATCTGAGTAAAGGCAAACCACTGGCCCGCCCCTGGAGTGGCGTCAGGAATAGTCATTACAACCTGACCGGCTGTGCAGTCTACAAGGTGATGAACGTATGCCGGTACGGGGTCAACATCAATAGTGGTCGTAGCGGTGATTGCGTAGTTGACCTTCTTCATAACATCGGCAGTGCTATTAGGAAGGTTCTCAGCTTTTACCTGCGCTTTGCTGTTTCCATTCAGGCTGTCTTCCACAAGGATCGAATCAGCAGCTACAAGCGCCGCCTTTTCTGGAAGCGCTGCGATCTCTCCATCAACGCTCTTATGGAAAGAATCACCGTCAACCTCTTCACCGTCGAAGAGCATCTTTCCACCTGACTCGGTTATCTTGCCAAGGGTCGGTAGATTGGTGTGCTCATGAAGCTCTACATGGGTGTGATTCTCGTCTGCAAAACCATCACCTTCATGGCTATCATTACCATGCACTTTTGGAACGTGAAGGTCATCATTTGCCAAGTCATCATGTTTGTGTCCTGCAGTCATCTACCTACCTCCTATCAAATGGTTGTATCTACAACTGTTATGCCATTAAGCCTAAATTGGTACCTGAATGGGTTTGGGTGAGCCCCGATAAAGCCTACTGGATCGCCATAAGCTATTTTCCATGGGAAGGTGGCACTGACCGAGGTTCCTCCTCCTGTGGTGAATGATTGGGTTATTGTGGCTGTGGCCCATGAAGTCCACTGCCAAACGCTTGCAGACTGGTTAGCAGAACGGTACTCAATAAGCCCTGGCCAATTCTGAAACAAGAACCAGAACTGGGTAAAGTAGTCACCGGCAATCCAACGGTCATCATCGTCAGCACCGATAACATAAGCAGCCTTCTCGTAAATGGTTTCGTAAACCCCTGCAATCTTCTTTGAAATTGATTGGCAATCATTCCGGTATGCACCTCCATCTTTTACGCTAGGCTCGATCACCTGGACGTAAGAGCCGGATACCTTGACTTCTGTATCGCCTACTGCCATTAGAGAGTCCTAAAGTGAATAGTGCCGTCCGGGTTGCCATCTGCATCGTTAGGAGCACTTGAACTGATCACGGTGATGATTGAATCTCCATCGGTGCCGTTGGTACCTGCATCCCCAGTGTCCCCGGTGATACCCTGAATGCCCTGGTCCCCCTGGTCCCCCTGAATTCCTTGGATACCCTGGTCTCCGGTATCACCTTTTACCCCAGCATCCCCGGTATCGCCCTTGTCACCTTTGAGGTTCATGATTAGAGCCATGTTCCACCCTCCTTCTGGTAAAGGTCACCGGTGTCAGTATCCAGGTAGTAGTTTCCGTCAACCCCAAGAGAATCAGAAGGAACCCCGCTGCCGTTAAGCATTACCGCAGTCTCTTTGATTGCGTTCAACCACTTCTCAATTTCACGAACCTGACGGCTATGTTGAGCCGTGCTGGTAGGATCCATCGGAAGCCTGATGTCTTTTGGGATTACAGCCATTATTTATTCACCGTGTGTTGTCTAATGCACTCGGTCTTAGTCACGCAGGTCTCAGCAACATGAACCCGATCAGCAGATAAACCATCTTTTATGCATTTGATCTCTCGAAAGATATCGTTGCATGTCTGGTCAATCTTCTTCATGTCACCCTTCATTTCAGCTTTAAGTATTTTGATGTCATCCTCGTTGTCTTTGATCTTACCCAGGAGCATCACCCAGATAACTCCGATAAGAGCAACAATCACAATGGCAACAAAACCAATTGCCCACATAGCTAAGGTTGAAATAATCAACTTCTTCTCCTGTTTCTTCCTGCCGTTCCAATTACGGCTATGACTTTCTCGAGAACCCATGACAACACGCCACTGCTTGAAATCCTTACTACGGCTGAACCTCCCCGGGCCCTTGGTCTACTGGTAAACTGGAGTCCATTACCTTCCCAACTTCCTGACACTTGAATCTCTGCAAGTTGGGCATCTTCTGAACCGTACCCAGACTTGATACCCCAGACAACCGGACCAGACCCATAAGCTAACGTCCCCTCGATGGTCTTTAATTTTCCCTCTCGAGTGTCGTGAGCAATACGGAATGGTCCAAGGTCTGCATGAGATTCTATCGGGTAACCGTCATCGGTCTGGGAATTCTGAGTAATCGCCCTGATGTAACCATCCTCACAACCGTAAAGAGCCCCGTTGGTTCCCCGGACATCAGTCTTGAAGTTGAGTGAAGAGTAAGTGCGGTGGTCATCCCTGAAGTCATCAAGCCAGAAGGCGTCATTTCTGGTTGAGTAAGCCCAGTAGATCCCAGGTGTCGCATGGATTAGCACTGTGCGCTCTCTCTCGTCCCAGGTGAGGTTTATTCGGTAGTGGCGAGGGTCAATGTCCCTTAGCTCTCTGGGGAGCTTCTTGCGGCTTAATGGCTGTGGTGCGACCATCGGCCCGGGCTGAAGCATGTAGATCCCGTCACGGCTCAGGAAGTAGACTTCCCCAAGGCTTCCATGGCACCAGGCATCACGGCTCAAGATACCAACTTCATAGGAAAGGTTATCGATCCTCCCCCCTGCTGCCGGATCACCCCGGAGAACCCAAAGGCTATTGGTACAGCCGAAGATGAGGTAATCGTCTGAGAATGGAATGAGGGCGGTAATCCCCTCACCGATCTGGCCGGCATCACTGTTGAGGCCTGCAACGGCACGAAGGGCATCGAGTTCAACCGGGGCATAATCCCAGTCAGTCGGTACCCCAGAACGGCTCATGTACCAGATGTGGTCCCGGGCTACAACAATCCGGTCCCGGTAGGTGCAGATAAGTTCGCAGTTGGCAGGGACATTCCCCGCGGTTGCCTCAAGAGTCTCCAAGGTGTTTGCTTCAGGATCGTAAACCTTCAGCCCCGGGACAATCCGGTAAGAGCAGGTTCCATTTCCAACCACGTTAGCCAAGGTCAGAGTTGCCCCAGAGACAAGGCTGATGGTTGAAACCCCCTGAACCAGTCCCCCGGAGGTATCGAACATCTCAACAACATGCTTGTCGGCCGAGACTCCTGCAGCTGCCCAGTCTGCCACGCCTGCATCAGTGAAGGCACTTGCTGTCACTGCACCACCAACGCCATCGACAACCGGAGCACCATGGTCGGCAATGTAAAGCATTTGGGTACGCTCTGAAGCCTGAAGGTGAACGTCATCGGTAAGCCGGTCGGTAAACACCTCAGTCAAGTTCCCAATGTTTCGTTCAACCCACAGGTCACCATCGGCAGAGGCTACAAGGTAAGTTCTCCTCACCCGCTCGTTAAGGCCATCGGTGTAACCGTAGATTGACCATCGATCGACAAGGCAGGCTGAGTCAGGGTAAGAGCCGGTGGACTGCATAGCCATTCCCATTTGGTCACCTGCAGCAGAGGATACCGCCTGGTTGAGGATGTTCACCCCGAGCCAAGTAACACTGATCGTATCCGCATCAACTGAAACCCTGAACTCGGTATTGGCATTGTCGGCCCGGACTGCAACAACAACCTCATTATCGTTGAGGTCATAGATCTTGTCACCGTTGAGGTCTACCACATTGTCATAATAAAGGGTCTGGTTCACGTTGCTGAGGTCATAGGGGTAAGAGGTAAGCACCCCGCCCACCCGGACTTCAAGTTGCCCACCTACTGCACCGCTATCATCGAAGACAAGAACGGCTGTGACCCCGTTGAGTGTGGCGTTCGGAGTGGTATCATCCATCCGGCAGTAAATACTATAGGTCCCCCAGTGACGACCCTTGTAAGGAATGACCTTGATCCCGGCAGAGTAATCTTCTGAAGGGTCCAGGTTGATATCTTCGTAGATCCCACCGACCTTGGCATCCTCATACTCAAGGGTCCCGGTAAGGCTCTTGCTGAAAGGCATCAGGTCACCGATCCAGTCTGCTTGACTCCAACGGTCTGTATCCCCGTCGAACTCATCATACCAATAGGTGTTGACCGACTCACCTTCAGCGATAATGCGGGTAACTTGCTCAAGCATGTGAATGGGACCGCCAAGGTTTTCAGCATAAGGCCTGGTATGGCCCCCACGCTGCCCCCCCCTGGCGGTCCACTCCAACGTGCCATAACCTCTGACATTGAGAGCGTCCCTTGTTTCAAAAGGAGCCTGGTTGCGGAAGCTTGACCCACGGTTAATGCCGGCCATAGGGAACATGAGAGGTTTAGACTTGTCAGCCATCAATCAATCCCCTCAAGAATGGCACTGTCGGCACCCTTGCGGTAAGGGTAAGGGCTTTTGCTTGCCCCGTAGCTGTCTCTGAATCCCAATGTCTTAGGTGTGTGGCGTTTATCCGCTGCAATGGACTGAGCCAAGAACGCTTGATACTTCTGTGTGTGAATGTCGGCACTGTCCTCCACCGAGTTTTCTGCTTCAGCAAGGCAAGCCTCTTTAATGGTCTCGCCGTGAAGCTGCCCCCCCAGGGGATACGGTGTCTCTGCACGGATTCGGTAAGATGCGATCAAGTTGTATTCGTAAGTAAGAACATATTCCTTGTCCGGAGTAGGGTAGAAGTCTACACCGTAACGTTGTCCTGCTGTTCCGTCCATCGGCAAAGACTTAATCACCGCGGCGGAAGGAGTCCCCTGGCTTGAGGATATGGCGAGGAGAGAGGAGACCAACCCCTGGTTCGTTATCTCCACCCCACTGTAACCTGAATCGGGTGCAAACTCAAAACCGGCCAAGGGACTCCCAAAATCATCGGGAAGGGCATAATTCGAAACGCCGGCAACAAGAGTGATGCTGGCAACTGGACGCAGAAAGCGCCACTCATAAGTACCACCGGCTCTCAAGAAGTTACTGTAACCGGAGTCAATGGCACGGTGAATAACATCAAGGTCGGCTGTTGGGTAAACTTCCCTTGCACCAAACAGCAGGTATCCCACTGCATCGACCAAATCTTGATATAGTACTGTGAGTGCGCTCTCTGCCATCAGCTTATCCCTTCAGCTTTACACGGTCGGTAAGAATTTCCCGGTATTCCTTGTCGGGGTCATCATCGAGTTTGACCCGGACCTTACCGGACTCACTGCCACCACAGGCTTCCAGGAATTCGCCTTCGCGGTCCTGGCTGTTGAAGAGGGCTATAACGCGGTCACCGGGTTTCATAGTCGGGTCATCGGGTTTATCGGTGCCTTCAGCGTTATCGCTATCGGTTGCGTCAGGCTTGTCAGGTTCTTTTATTACATCAGCGGGTTTGATATTATCAATCTGGTCTTCAGGCCTTCCACCGTACCCATGGCGGGCAAGGATTGAAGCAACGGCACTTGGATCAGGGTCACGAACACCGAAAGCACTGATGTTGAATTTGTAGCGACCTAGTTCCTTTCGGCAGCTGTCATTGATCTGTGCGCCCTTCACGATCATAGCCACCAATTTCAAAATCATTTCCAAAGTACTTCTCCTTCTTGATCAAAAGTAAAGTAGGGAGCGAGGGGCAATCCCCCCGCTCCCTTGTTCATTACGCGATGGTGCCACCCACATTGTCCATCAGGTGCCACTTGAGGCCGTTCCACTGAAGGAAG